GCAGACTGTTTCGACGTGGATGGTCAACATCCCAACGTCCAACGTCCTCATTCACTCACTCGAGTGCTTGCCTATGTACGCAAGTCTGACGATCAGCGATTGGATTCTGAGCCACCTTTTCCTTCCGGAAGTGAACGAACTGACGCATACGGCGGCATTCTCGAGCAGGCCAAGAATCCGACCGATTTTCTGGCACGAGTTGGGAACGAGCGCCCTCGCGATCTCGTGCTCTATCTCGAACGACTACAGGCGTTTTGTCGATGGAAGTGGCCAGAGGAATCCGAGTCCTATCGTGGAAGAGCCAGAGGAGAATTCAGAGAACTTCCTGAGATGACAGAATGGGTCAAGGAGAATGTAAGTAACAGGTCCGGGGGGGCCCCAGTCCCCTCCCTTCCGTCTTGTTGGATATCCTCTCATGCCTATTGTCTAAGATCGATTTGTCTCCAGATAGACCCAAAGCGCTGTGCCTGGTGGGAGAATCTAGAACAGGGAAAACTTCGTGGGCAAGATCTATTGAACCTGCCATGCACATTTATGCAAACGGGCAGTGGACGCCCGACTGCTGGAGAGACTCTGCAAGATACGTCGTCATCGACGATATCTCTGTCGAGCGATTCCCCTGGAAGCCCATACTTGGATGCCAGTCTGAGTTCAATGCTAGCGGAAAGTATCGAGCTGTTCGCAAATGCAAAGGGGGAAAGCCAGCAATATACTGCGTCAACTACGAAATGGACCCTCGAAGAACTCTGGGAACTGATGAATCTCGATGGCTATTACTGAATGTTGTATTCGTTGAAGTGCTAAATCCTTTATTCTAACCTTGGTGGGGCGTTAAGCCCGCCCCACCCCCCTACGGGCCCTAAAGGCGGCCCTTGGCCTCGCCAGTTCAATCTAAATCTCAAATCTCCTTCCACATAAGTAGACCACGATGATCTACATCTATGGAGCTAGACGAAGAGATAAAATCTTGTCCCCAAGTTCGGATAGCGATGTAGTACTGGCTGTAATTTCCGCGAGAAGAGGAAGGGCCAAAGAAGCGAGGGACTCCGTCAATAGTTTCTTGCGTTTCTTGAATTTGGACGGGCTTATTAAAGGGGAAAGTGAGCGTGGTGTCGATGAAGGGGTCGGTGGTTGCGACGCCAAAGCCATGGAGCTTGAAGTTATGAATCTTGATGATATCGATATTGTCGTTATTGAACTTCGTGACCGGACTAAGGCCTGAAAATTGGCCTGGAGCAGCGGTGACATCAAAGAGCGGTATGTTCCCGTTCGGGGCACTTTGCGCGGGGTTGGTAGTGGTCGTCGTCGTCGCGGACATGGTCTGACCTTCATTGTTGACGTCCGTACCACCAGCGGTAACGTCCATTTGAAAGTCGGATTTAAAGAAAATAACTTGAACGTGTACGTCTCCGGCAAGCAATCCCTTGATGTTGAGACGCCACATAAATTTCCATAACTGGACTTTGCTTCCGTGTATCTGCCCCGATCCAGTGCCTTGTGTAAACGCGGACTGCCAGGGCGCGAAAACGCGAACGTTCATAGCAGTCGTCCCATTTCCTGGGGCAAGAGTAAAGGCAGTTTCGGTGTAATGCTTCTTGAATGTCTCCAACTTGCGCAGCATAATCTTCTGAACAGAGCGTCTGAAAGAACGGCGACGTGCAGAGCGAAGAATTCTCTTCACGCGCATTCGTCGAGGTCTGAAGCGGCGTCGTCCGAAGCGGCGTCGTCCGAGGCGTCTGCGTCCTGCAAAGCGTGCCATATTTGTTCCACCAGATGCAAGAGCGAGTCGAGTTTGTTTTCTAAGTTGCGGACTGATTGGTGGAGTGAGGAGTCCGTGTTTGCGCTTCCTGCTTTCATCCAGTGATCGTCCAAAAGCGGAAGTAAGAGGTGCTATTGGTCCAAGCCTCTGTGCGGCGTAGGCCAATTGCGGTGCGGCTAATTGCGCAGCAATCCAGAAAGGTTCCATCGAAAAGTTTTTCGATTGCGCAGCACTTATATATAAGGTGGCGGGTGGCGGGTGTCGGCTGGGTAACATTAATGCCAGCCTCCAACTTCGCCTTCGATGGACAACTCGCTTTTCTCACCTACCCACAGTGCGGAGACCTCACACGAGAACGGCTACGAACTTTCCTGGTCGAGTCTCTGGGTGCTGAGCAGTTTTGCATTGCACGGGAGCTGCATGACGACGGGAATCCTCATCTTCACGCTGTCGTACGCTGGGGAAGGCGCAAGCGATTTACCGGGGCAGACTGTTTCGACGTGGATGGTCAACATCCCAACGTCCAACGTCCTCATTCACTCACTCGAGTGCTTGCCTATGTACGCAAGTCTGACGATCAGCGATTGGATTCTGAGCCACCTTTTC